GTTACAAACCTTAAAGCTGATTTAGCTACAGCCCGTGCAAATAATGAAAAGTTAGAAAACGCAGTTAACCAGCAACAAGATGTTATTGATAAAGCATACCAAGATATAGAAGAAATAAGATCTATTAATGGTGCTTTAAAAGAAGAGTCAGAAAGACAAGCCGCAGAACTTAAAGCATTAAATGATAAGTTTTCGGTTAATGCTAAAGGTGAAAAACGTGACTTTGGTGCTATTGCTAAAGAAAAACCTAAAGCAATACAAAGATTGATTAATAGAGGTACTGATAATGTAATCCGCTGTTTAGAGATTGCATCAGGTGCCGAATTGACGGAGAAAGAGATTAATGCTAAGACAGCAAGTGAAGCCAATCCTGAGTGCCCAACCTTGGCTAATCCTAATTATAAGCCTCTTCTTAAGTAGTTGTTCTTTACTGAGTGGGTTTGGATGGAAATCGGAAAAACCGATAGAGGTTAGAACGCTAGAACAAGAACGCGTTAAATTAAACTTAGATAGTCCTAAACCATTGACAATTGAATCAATGGAATGGATTGTTGTTACACCTGAAAATGTTAATGAAGTATTCAAACAACTAGAAGAAAAGAATACTGATTTAGTATTATTTGCTATCACTGATGATGGTTATGAAATGCTTGCATCTGATATGGTTCTATTAAGAAACTATATTGCTCAGCAAAGACTGATAATTATGAAGTATAAAGATTATTACGAACCAGAACAGAAGGATACAAAATAATGGCAACAGAGGCAGATATCAAGGCGTTAGAGAAGATAGTTGAAAAACTAGACGACTCTATTGAGAAACTTACCGAAGTTAATAATAACATTGGCAAACTATTAGCCGTGCACGAGGAACGTATGAACAACATCGAAAAAGATACTGATCGAAATGTTGAAGACATTCGTGAGCTTCATACTAAGATTAATGAGTTTGGTAAAGAAATGCTTAAACGCATGGACGCGTTAGACAATAGCTTTGATACAAAGATGAAATCTCAGGCCGAAACTGCCACAAAGCAGCATAATGAAATACAAGCTAATGTTGAAAGAAAGATTGATCTTTTAGGAGATCGGTTAAGAGTATTAGAGCAGTGGAAGTATTTTGTTATTGGCGCCGCAGCAGTTATAGGATATTTAGTAAAATATTTAATGGGTTAAACCCTATACAGATATTATATTCTGTTTCACAATTAAAGTACAATTATTTTTTTAAATTAATATATTTACTTTAATTCGTTTATTTGTTATAATTATATTATGATTTATATTGACTCAAAGTATGTGAGCCTCCTGAGTTACAAGCTCAGAAACTTCAAAAAGAAAAAAGAAAACTATTGGAACTTTTCTTGTCCCATCTGTGGTGATTCAAAGAAGGATGCCAATAAAGCACGTGGATATGTATTCCTACATAAATCCAGGCTTGTCTATAAGTGTCATAACTGTGGTTATAGTTCTAATGTTGGTAATTTGATTAAGCATCTTGATTCAAATATGTATAATGAATATGTACTTGAAAGATATAAAGAGAATGCTAATAAACACTTCGACCACACAGATATCACAGAAACATCACTTATTGAAAAAGAAGTACAGATCAATACAGACATCGTAAAAGCAGGCGCGTTTTGTGTAGAAAACCTACCTTTTTCACATCCTGCGGTCAAATATGTAGTAAAACGTAAGATCCCGAATGATAAATGGAAGTACTTGTACTTTGCTCCTAAATTCAAAACCTTTGTAAACAACCTTAAGTTTCATTTTCCAAATACTGAGAATGATATACCAAGATTGATTATTCCTTATTTCGATAATGATAAAGTCTTTGCACTACAAGGTCGAGCATTTGGTAAAGAAGAACCTAAATATATTACAATTAAACTTGACGATGATAAGGAAAAGATATATGGATTGGACAGAATTAATAGAAAAGATACTGTCTATGTTGTCGAAGGTCCTTTGGATTCCTTGTTTATTCCTAATACTATCGCCGTATCTGGTGCTGGCATGGATTCTAAAACCATTATGGAGCTAGACTCTGTTATCGTAATGGATAATGAACCAAGATCTAAAGAAATCTGTAACTACATAGAAAAGTATATTGAAAATGGTTATAAAGTTTGTTTATGGCCTGATACCATGAAAGAAAAAGATATTAATGAAATGATACTCAGCGGTAAGAAATCTGAAGACATTATAAAAATCATAAATACTAACACATATCAAGGTATAGAAGCCAAATTAAAATTTACTGAATGGAGAAAAGTATGAAAGTAAGATTAATAAGTTATAGTAAACCACATGAGAATATTCAAGCAGAAGGTTTAGAATCCGTTCAGGATCTAATTGCATTTTGTGCAAGAGTGTCTAACCCATCTAATCAATTGAATACAGAAACATCTGAAAAACTTATTAATTATCTCGTTAAACATAAGCACTGGTCACCATTAGAAATGGCATCTGTTTGTATGGAAGTTGAAACAACTAGAGATATTGCAAGACAAATGTTAAGACATAGATCGTTTAGCTTTCAAGAATTCTCTCAGCGTTATGCTGATCCAACTCAAGATCTTGACTTTGTTGTAAGAGAAGCAAGATTACAAGATACAAAGAATAGACAAAACTCAATTGAAACAACAGATTCTACCATAAAAGCATGGTGGGATGCCAAACAAAAATTTATTATTGATTATGTTCGTGAGTCTTATACTCAAGCAATTGAAAAAGGTATTGCAAAAGAACAAGCAAGATCAATTTTACCAGAAGGTAATACAGTATCTCGTATGTACGTTAATGGTACATTAAGATCATGGGTTCATTTTATTGAAGTACGATCAGGTAATGGTACACAAAAAGAACACATGGAAATAGCAAGAGAAGTAGCATGTGCTATTGCAGAAATCTTCCCAATGGCGGGTGATTTCATTTCAGAATAAATGTACATTAAATTATACATTTGTTATAATAACTATATGGAGAAAATATGAAGATCGCAATTCTACTTGGTAGAGGTACTGAGGGTTGTGGCGTTACTCAATGTGCTTTACAGCTACAGAAAGTAACAGGCGCTAAGATCTTTTCCGCAAAAGATAAGAAGTGGCCACGAGCTAAAGGTATAGACATAGACCAAATTGAATTTTCTGTTGGCAAAGCGTGGTTAGAACATGCAGATATGATTAATACGTATGACTTATGTATCGTATATTCTGTGCCTTCAAAAGGACACCCTGAAGATTGTCAAGAAAACTTTATTAAAATGTTAAAGGCAATTAATATTCGCAAAGCATTTATTAATGTTGACCATAAACCAGCTTCTATTGCGCGTAATGCAAATCTTAAAGAAGTATGCGAAAGTGTTGATGTTATGATGACCCATTCATTGAAAAATGCTTTTACTAAGTTTGTACAAAAGAATAATATTACTGTTCCTGTCGTTAAGATGGGTCTTGGTTTTGATTATGATGCTCATCGAGCAAAGTATTGGAAACCAATTGAAGAACAAAATAGTGCAATGGTTCGATGGATTGGTCGTACATCAGGATGGAAAGGTCCTGAATTAATGATGGACTTTCATGAAGAATCATTAATGAATAATGGATTTATTACTGTACTCGAAGGTTTAGAAGCTTCTATTGCATATCGATCTATGATCTATCGTGATAAAGCATACACCGAAAGACGTGCACTAATGAATTATTTCAGGCCTGAAAAAGAATATAATGAAACTAAATTCACGCCTGATTTATATGGTAAGGAAGAATTAAATAAGGGAGCATACTTATATCCTCCTTACACAAACGTTGATGCGATGGAACGTATGTCGCTATCAGCATTCGGTTCTGACTTGTATCATTTAGAAGCAGAAATATATGGTAACAATATTGAAAATTGTCATGCAGAATGTATTGCATCTGGTACTGTACCATTATTTCATAAACACTTCTGTGATCATGTAATACATAAAGTACAAGGCAAGCCAATTAGCCAGTGCATAAATACTGGCACAATCGGATTAGATTATTCTAACTTCGATGAAACTCAAAAGCTTATGACTCAACTAAAAAATGATAACGTGATGAGAAATGAGTGGAGAGAAATGGCATTTGAATTCTGGAAACAGCATTCAGACGCTAAGCCTGTTGTTGATGAGATACTTAAGTTAGCAACAGAAACACAACAAACAGAAATTAATCAAGGACTAGAGGAGTTTTTCGCATGAAAATTTTTATCACAGGTATGGCAGGGATGATTGGTTACCATACGGCAATCCAATTACATCAAAGTGGCCATAGTGTTGTGGGTATCGATAACTTTAACGACTATTATGAAGTACAGTTAAAAAGGGATCGCGCTGCATTACTCAAACAAAACTATGGTATTGAAGTTGTAGAAGCAGATATTATTACAGCAGACTATGATACATTATTAAAAGATGTTGATGCAGTATTACATTTAGCAGCTTACGCAAACCCTAGACACTCGTTAGAGTATCCTCAATATTATATCGATACCAATATTACTGGTACACAGAAACTTATCGAAGGATGCGAAAAGAATGGTGTAGAGAATGTCGTTTATGCTTCAAGTTCATGTGTTATGCATGGACAACCATTACCATGGAATGAAGTTGATCGTCCATCACATCAAAACAACCCATACGGTTGGTCTAAACGAGCAAATGAATGTCAGTTTATGCATTCAAATATTAAGAACACATCTGGTTTAAGGTTCTTTACAGTGTATGGACCGTATGGTCGACCAGATATGGCATTATTCTTATTCACTAAAGGTATTATTGACCAAACACCAATTATTGCATTTAATAATGGTGATATGATTAGAGACTTTACATATGTACAAGACATCGTACAAGGAGTTGAGATATCACTGAATAACGTAGCAAATAATAATGGACATGAAATCTATAACATTGGACGTGGTGAAAAGGTTAACTTAATGGACTTCATTCATCATATTGAGAAGAAAGTTGGTAAAGAAGCTATTATTGATTATCGACCTAAACATCCAGCAGATGTGCCTGCTACATGGTCTGATACATCTAAGTTACAAGCTTTAGGTTATCAACCTGAAACAAGTATTGAAGAAGGTGTTTCTCATTTTATTGATTGGTATAGGGAGTATTACAATGTCTAAATTAAAAATTGGTATTATTGGTCATGGCTTTGTAGGTAAAGCTGTTGACTTTGGTTTTACAAATAACAAAGTTGAAAAATATATTGTTGATCCTAATCATAATACAACTGTTGATTCTATGTATGATGAAATGAGTCCTGATGTTGTATTTGTTGCAGTGCCAACACCAATGGGTGAAGACGGTCAAATTGATTCTTCTATTATTGAAGGTGTATTTAAAGATCTAGCAAGATTTAAACTTAAACATAAACCAATTGCGGTTGTTAAATCAACAATTACACCAGCAATTGTTAAGAAGCTTGAAAAGATTTATAATAGAATTACATTTAATCCTGAGTTCTTAACAGAAAGAAATGCTAATCAAGACTTTATTGAAGCACCATTGCTTGTTATTGGTGGTGAAGATCAGCATGATTTAATGTATATAAAAGATGTATATGATAAATACTCTAACTGTCGTCAATGCCCTACATATCTTGTAGACCTTGAAACTGCAGCAATGGTTAAATATACATTGAATAGTTTCCTTGCTACTAAAGTCTTATTCTTTAATAAGTTAAAAGACATCTATGATAAGTCTGGTGCTGAAACATCATGGGATTTATTTACAAGTATTATTGCTTCAGATCCTCGTATCGGTGAATCTCATATGCAAGTACCTGGTCCAGATGGTCGATTAGGATATGGCGGTGCATGTTTCCCTAAAGATACAACCGCACTATTGAAATATTCTAAAGATATTGGTGCAGACTTTGGCTTATTACAAAAAGTAATACAAGACAATCAAGAAATACGTTCTAGTTATAAAGATTTAGATGCACGTGAGAAAGAACAAAACGTAAAATTTAATGTACTTTAAATAGAAACTAGGATATAATTATTATAAATATGAAAAACACTATGAAAGTTGGCTTCACTGCTTCTACATTTGATCTGCTCCATTCTGGGCATATTGCTATGTTAAGAGAAGCCAAGGAACAATGTGATTATCTAATAGCGGGTCTTCAAATAGACCCGTCATTAGATCGTAAGGAAAAGAACTCTCCTGCACAAACTATCGTTGAGCGCTATGTTCAACTATCAGCAGTCAAATATGTTGACGAAATAATAGTTTACTTGACGGAGAGGGATTTAGAAGATATATTGGAGATGTTTCATATTGATGTTCGTATACTGGGTGATGAATACAGAAATAAACCATTTACGGGCAGAGACATATGTAAAAAACGTGGAATCCAACTATATTTTAATAAGAGAGATCACCGGTTCTCAACCAGCTCTCTTAGACAATTGGTCGCAGAAAAACAACAATAAAAGAAGATGGAGTCGGTATGGAAGATGTAGTTAATGGCATCAGGGTTGACTATTCTCGTGATTCTTTGTTTGATGAACTTGGTTTAACAAGACTAAGAGAATCATACATGATGGATGGAGAAGAAAGCCCGCAGCAAAGATTTGCTTACGTGTCAAGCAAATTTGGGTCAGACGCAGAACACGCACAAAGGTTATATGAGTATTCAAGTAAGCATTGGTTAAGTTATTCAACACCAATCTTATCATTTGGTAGATCTAAAAGAGGTTTACCTATATCATGTTTTTTAAATTTTATCGATGATACAGCGGAAGGTTTAGTTGAAAATTTGTCGGAAACTAATTGGTTATCTATGCTTGGTGGCGGTGTTGGTATCGGCTTCGGCATCAGGTCAGCGGACGATAAATCAACGGGCGTTATGCCGCACCTCAAGATGTATGACGCATCCAGTCTCGCTTATCGTCAAGGTAAAACAAGAAGAGGATCATACGCTGCATACTTAGATATATCACATCCTGATATCTTAATGTTCTTAGAAATGAGAAGACCAACCGGCGATCAGAACATGAGATGTTTAAACTTACATCATGGTATTAATATTCCTGATGCATTCATGGAGATTATTGAAAACTCTATGAAGGATGCAGACTATGATGATTCATGGGAATTAAAAGATCCACATTCAGGTGAAGTTGCTGAAGTTGTA